AGGGGCCACGCGAGTTGTCAGAATCAACCGGTAGTAGATGATCTGGTTCGGTAGGGCGTCGTTGTAAGTTGTCACCGTGGTGGAAACCGAAGCAGAACTGATGTTCAGCGTGACGTTATCTGGAGCCACTCTTGTGGTCAAAATTAGGCGGTACCAAACTGATTGATTTGCAAGGCTATCGTTATAGGTTGTGGTGGTGTTTACCGTCCAGGTGGAACCTCCTACATTGGCCCATGACACATTGTCATAGGATCTCTGAAGGTCAACAGTAGATGCAGTTGCATTTCCAGCGATACCGATATTTATCACCCTTTCTGATCCAACACCAGAAACAAGAACCGATGGGCTTGCCTGACCTGATGCGGTAGCAATGTAGGTATAGGTCTGGCCTCCGGTTGTCCAAGATTCGCCCGAAACATTGTTCCAGGTTGCATTGTCATAAGAGCGCTGAAGCGAAACAAGGGAGAAACTGTTGTTGCCTGAAATGTTGATGCCAAAGGTTCTTGCCGTGTCAATTCCAGTTACTCTAATTGAACTGGTGAATTGCCCGGTGGTGGAGCTCGTAGCCGTCACGTTCTGACCGACTGAGGTTAGGCTGAACAGAGCTCCAATGTGGGTCAATTTGAACATTGGAAGCGAAGCAGTCAGCGTGATGTTCCCAGTGATGGCGTTTGCTGAAATAGTCTTTGGCGTCACGTTTTGCAACTGGAATGGCCCATCATTCGTGAAGTACTTCACAATTGACCAAGAGCGCCCACCGGGATGAACTCCTCGGCGCTCTATGCGGCGTTGCCGATAGTTCTTGCAGGCTGCAAAGATGACGTCGGCAGATTGGTCGGTGCGGATGTTTCCTAGGTCACTGGCGCCCCAAGGGGTTGGCAGTGTCACCACGCCGACCCCCTCAATGGTGCACTGCGATACCCACACCAGGCGGGCATTCAGACTGAAGAAGCGCACGTAAAAAGTGCCGGTGGGCGTGAACGCAATGGAGTGGGTGCCTTCATTGAGCACCGTCTCACCCACATAGTCGTCATCGCCAGATGTGGATCCGATGCGCATGGTAACCGGTCCTCGTGCAATGACTATTCGAAGAGCATGTTCTACGCCCGGGCTGGCTACTGTCACAGCCTGCTCTCTGATTGCTCTGGACGTCCCGTTTCCAATCAGTTGCATGTAGTTCGGCGCCACCCAGGATGACGTAGCCCCTGCGTCATCGTAGCTTGTCCAACTGGCAAGGCTTGCAGCGAACGTTCCGTTTGCAATGGTGGTTGCCACTGCCACCCTTGTGAGCAGCACTTCGGAGATTGATATCCTCATGGTGTTGGCGGTGAGCTCAAGCAGTGCCGTGTCGTCAGTCGAAAAAATGAACTTCAGATAGCGGGCCGGGTTGTTTCCAAGCACGCCCAAGATGTACTGCAACCCAGCACGCAGAGACATGGAGCCAAGCACCCTCGGCATCCAGTTGGTCTGAATCTGGGCGGCCATGGCCAGGCGCTTGACATCAATGCGTCCAAGACCAAGGCGTGATACCACGCCTCGGTTAAACGCAAAAATTGGCTGAATGTCGCGTGTCATGGGTTACCCGATCAAACTGCCAGTGGTGCCACCGCCGTCTCGGCGTTGGGGGAACCGATTACGCGAGCGGGTCCAATTGCCTTGTGCTGGGAAGCTGGTTGGCTCGGCCATGGCGGCCTTGCTCTTGGCGGTCTTCAGGAGCGCCTTGCGCATGTCCATCACCCGCTTGAGCTCGTCCTGCGAGTTGGACAGCTTCAGAATGATCTTGCTGGCGAAGTGGGCCTCAACGAACTCACGGAATGAGTCGGGCCACTGGTTGATGTTCATCCCATAGTTGATGTCGTTGGAGACGAACCGGACGTATAGGGTGTCCAGGTCTGAGTACCAGTACCCAGATTCATCGATGTACCTGATCAGAGGGTTTCTAAAGAACTCGTCAGAGCATAAGCTTGACGTCAGCACCCAGTCATTGGGCTTGCTAAAGGCTCGGGCATAGCCAAACGAGGGCTCAATGGAAGGGTCATAGTCGATCTGAACCGTGCGCATGGCAAAGTTCCACTGACCCATCTCCAGGCAGGTCTTCACGCCGTTGCTATCCCAAACTCGATCTAGCAATCGGCGCGGCTCCCGCTGCTCTGTCAGAGTCGCTAGGAAGCGCTCACCGCAATGGAGAAGCGCACCGTTGAAGATGTCGAGTTTGGTTGTCATGGCTTAGATTCTGGATGCCTTGATGTGGTTTTCCATCCAGGTGGCCGCCTCAGGCTTTGATGCAAACCCTTCCTGCAGTGCTGCACTGTCGGCCAGCCGGATCACAACAAACTTGCGCTGCGGTCCCTTCCACTCCACCTTGTGGGTGATGGACCCGCTTGGGGCCTTCAGGTCCACGTCGGAAAAGTCGTGCTTGTGGGCCACATACACGCGGGCATAGTTCCGGCCGACGTCGAGCACGATCAGATCAAGGATCCATTCACCGGTTTCAAGGCGGACCTCGATGTGGTCATACTGCTGCAACTGGGATGCCATGTGAGCCCAGTAGCCGGTGTCCAGCACATCATTGATGGTCGTTCCTTCCTCCGCATTCACTACCCATTCCTGGCGCATCTGCTCGGCCAGTCCCATGCGCTGCGGGTTCAGAATAACCGCACGCTTCTGATTTAACACTTCACTCATTTGCCACTCTCCTCAGAGGTTAAAAAAAGCGGGCGCATTCCGAAGAGATGCGCCCGCACGGTCAAGGCAACTGCTGCCTTAATTGAAGGTCGAAGTCAAAACACTGCCGGTCGACAAAGATGCGCCAGCCGTCGACACCGAAACGACACTGCCCTGGAAGGTGGTAACACTGGAACCCAATGACGAGAACTGGTTACCAATGACCATGTCACCGGCACGCATGCCAAGGTAGAAGCCATCAGAGAAGAAGTTCGACGCCACGATGTCAGTCGTCAGGTTGGTGGAGCTGTAGAACCACAAACCACCACCGCCACCACCTGGCGCATTGGCGTTGTTTGCAGCAGTCGAGCCCTGTGTGGACAGGTACTCGGTAGAACCGGCCAGGGCCGGGTTGTTTGCGAAGGGCGAGATCAGTTGACGCGGAGGATTCGCAATCGAAGAAGCTTGTGTTGAACCGTAGTAAGCCATGATGTTGTTCCTTTCAAGCTTGTGGGTTAGGCGTAGGCACTGCCGTCGTGGGTGATGTTGACCACACCCGTGTTTTGTAATAGCAAGGAGCCCATGTAGCACGATGCCCGTGCGTAGGAGTAGTCCTGCTCTTGGTCGTAGCCCACAGGGCTCTGCAATCCTGAGGTGTCCATCGCATGGCCAGCCGAAGTTTTGTGGTACAGGAACGAGTGCTCGCTGGAAGTACCCTTACCTGGGAGGTTTGGATGCTCCACGATCAGGCAATTGCGCCACCGGTAGGCCATCGGCTTGTCCTTCCAACTGGCGTTGTCGGAACCAGCATAAGGCTTCACGTCTACATACTGCGCATTGGCGAACTCAGTGGCCTGCTCAAGGTAGGCCAAGAAGCTTGGCTGACACAGCAGCGTGATGTTGGAGTCCCATGGCACCGCAGCATTGGACAGCTTCACGCGGCCATTCTGGAACAGCGACACGCTTGGGATGGTGCCCGCAGCGCCGATGGTCACCGTGCCGGTGTTCAACTGGTTGATGATCAGCTCATCGATCTTGCGGTTGATCACGGCCATGGTGGTCATCTGCATCACGGCGCGTTGGTTGCCCTGCGATGCGAACACGTTGAACTGGGTCTTGCGCACCAGGTCATGCCACTCTTGCAAGGTGCAGGTGTTCTGGTTGTTGCTGTCGTTGCGCGCCGGGATGCGGCCATTCAGGCCACGGGTGACGGCTGACGCGGAACCCGAACCGACAACTAGGAACACAGCTTGCTGGCCCTTGATAACGGCTTCGGTGGTGACGGTTTCACGAAGCAGCGATTGGTGCTGCTCGAACGCCTGGATGAACTCCTGGCGGTATTGAATTTGAAATGCAGAATCTGAAATTTTGGGTGCCTCACTAAAACAAAAGGGTTTAACCTGTTGCTCGGGGTGTCCTAAATCAGCTTCGTCGGGTATCGGATTTCTCCGGGCGATTGCGCCTATTCTCGGGGCCTTGCTACTGGCGAGAAATACTCCACATATCCGGCCACACACGGTTTCCTTTTACATGGTTTTCCACTGCTGTAATAACCTGCAAGTTTGCGGCACAGTGCAATCCACAAACTCGCTTATTTCTCAGCGGTACAACATGATCTACATGCCACGGTTCGCCCGTTACCGATGTTCTCAATTTCGCTATGTCGTAAGCCTCACTCACAACTAACTTATCAAATTCATCATCAGCCCATGTAGGGATGGCGTTTTTCTTCTTTGCCCGGCGATCCGCATTAGTTATGCGCAGCCCGATTCAACTCGCGTGCCCTATCAGGGTTATCTGCCCGCCACTTGGCGTTCTTTGCACGGTGCGCTACCGGATCAACTGTCCGTGCGTAGCTTTCTCGCCTGAGGGCTTGACTACACTCTTTGCAGCAAGGGTAAAGGCCATCTTTACAGGATTTGTCCCTGTTAAACAGTGACACTTCCTTTGACACTCCGCACTTACTGCACCGCTTCATGCGCGCCACTATGACAGCGGCGCTGCCACGTTGCAAATTGCTTATTTGCAGCGTGGCAGAAAGCCACTACTTGCGCTGCTTGATCTTCTCGCGTGCTGTCAGCAGTTCAAGGTAGCGCGCTTGGAGCTTTTCATCTTTGTTGTAAGCCGCCCTATCCTTGCGCATGTTGGTTTCAATCTTGGTGATCTCATCCTCCACGCCCTTCATTGGGTTGGCTTCAGAGCCTGGCACCACCACACCGGCCGGGTTCTGGATCAGCGCCAGACTCACCAGGAACTTCAGGGCTTCCGGTGAACTCCCAATCGGCGTACCGTCAGCCAGTCGACCACCCATCACCGCTTCCTTGATGCCTGGGGTTGCCGTGCTGTCGAGTAGGCCATGGATCAGGTTGATGTTGCGCCGGTACTCAGGTCCCCACTCTGTGCGCAATGCGTCCTCGCTGGTCTTTTGAGTGTTGACGTCGAGTTCGAACTGCTGCTCACGGACCGACTGTGAAATCTTGGTCCACGCCTTCAGGGTAGCCTGCACCTGGGCGGGTGTCTGATTGGTATCGTGCGCTTCCTTAAGCATCTCACCCAGCAACTCAGGGTTGATGCCGTCGATCTTGATGTCTTTGCCAAGGTCGTACTTGTCCGGCGTCTCTGGGATACCCATGGCTTCGCGGTATTCCTTGATCTGCTCGGGTGTCGCGTTCTTGCCGAGCACAGGCTTGAGTTCACCAGCGCTGATTCGGTTCTGGGCAGCCACCATCCCTTCAATGACAGCAGCCGGGGATGCATACCGGCCCAGGCGCGCAAGAATTTTTGCGTCTCCCTTTGACCCTGTTTCTCGCCAGTCCGAAGGCCAATAGTTTTCGTTGGTCTTTCCAGCATCTCCACCACCGGCATCACCCGATGCTGCGCCAGGTGCTGGTTCTGCTGGTGGAGTAGCTGGGGCGGATGGTGCTGGCGCAGGGGCTGGTGCAGGTGCAGGCGGCGCCGATCCACCACCGCCACCGCTGGCATCATCATCGGGCCGAAGTTTTAAGAATTTACGGAACCAGGTCATAGTTACCTCCTCAGGTAGTTGATTGACGTTTGAGATCTGACATGCTTAGCTTTGTGAGCTTCACAAGCTGCTGACCGACAAATGACCGACCAAGGGCGAAAGCGGTATCGCGGTCTGTCGGGTAGTAGTTGAATTCGTAGGCCCCGGCTGCACGCTCAATCACCCAGCGAAGGGCTCTCTGCTGCTGCTCTGGTGTTGCCTCACCTCTGGCCAGCGCCTGCACTGCGCTGACATCCGCCAGTTCGTAGGGTGGGGGGATGTGTGGACCCTGGGCCCGAGTTGCTTTTGTGTTGGCCATGGGTTACTGCGTCCCAATGGCCGGCGCCACCATGCCAGACTGCCCGACGTTCTTTGCCACATTGGACGCCTGTTCCATGTTGGCCAGGGTCTGCTGCTTCTGCTGCATGGCCTTCTGGTTGGCTTTCTGCTCACTGACGAATGCCTCAGTGTTCATCCACGTCGCCGGTATACCAACACCAGCCAGAGCATCGCGCAGAGCAACCTCTACCTTGGGCAGGAATGCGCATGATGGGTCCATGGCGATGGCCGAACCAATGAGCGCCTGAGCCTGCTGGAATTTCTGTCCCTTCTGCTGTTCGATGGCGTCATGCAGTGGGCTCTCGAAGGTGAAATCAATCTCGGCCGAACGCAGCTCAACTGGCCATGTGTCTGGCGCGCCAAACCCACCGGCCCGGCGCAGCAATTGGAATGACTCATCGCACAAAGCGGCGTTGTATTCCATCTCCATGGGCTCGAAGATTGGCAAAGCGTTGCGAATGTACTCCTGGACCCGCTGGCCGACCTCGTAGGCCGTCATCTCAGGTGCGCGCTGTGGCAATGTGAGTGCATCCAGGAAGAAGGCAGAGTGCAGCATGGCCCTAGTGTCCTGGTTCATCTGGATGCCGTAGTTGAAGCCTCTGAAGTCCTGCTCCAGCGGGCGCAGCGCGGCGCCAAGCTTCTCATCATATTCCTCGTCCACCCAGGTGATCCCACCGGCGTACAGGGCCACGTCTGAGCGCACCACGTTTTGGGTGGCGACCATTGGCGGGCTGGTGGCCTTCTCCCCAGCCTCCAGCAGCGTGAAGGTCATGGCTTGCAGCAGGCGAGCATCCGGCAATGCGCAGACACTGGCCGGGCTATAGCTGTACTGAGACCCGCTGACGGTCTGCCAGCGCGGGATGATGTAGTGCTTTCCCCAGATGGGGGTGTCCTGCATCAGGGTTTCATGGGTGATGTCGTACCAGATTGACCAGCGTGGTGCCCCCTTGGTGTCACCGTCGTACATCTCGTCCTTGACCACCAAGTGCATGCACTCGATTTCCTCGAATGGCGTCTTTTCTAGCATGGCCGTGACCTTCTCATGCACCTTACCTGGGAATGTGGCCGCCAGGGTCTGCGCGGTAGGCTTCCACTTGCGTGCCACGAAACCAATCTTGCCTTCGTCGTCTTCCTGCCAGCATACATCTCGCAGGTGCCAGCATCGGTACAGCAGGCCGTTGTGATTCTTGTTGAGTTCCACGCTTAGCACGGTTTGCCCAAAAGCTGCAAAGTCGTGGTCACCTTCCTTGGTCGCCCGGGTGAACAGGGACTGCTTGTCATACATGGCCCGGCGCTGGGTCTCCTCAAACCACTCAAGGTAGGTATTTACCTCGGTGCTCTCGGCCTTGGCATACTTGCGCTTTACATGGAACCATGGCCGTGCCGTTGGGCGCAGCATGGTGCTGAACTGGTTTCCAAGATCACGGCGGCAGCGTACCGGGTAGCTGGTCATCAGGTTCGATGCGAAGTCGGTACCCAGTGACCGGGTTAGCGTGAAGTCGGCGCGCTCGGGGTAGAAGTTGTCGCTTATTTCTTGGTGCAGCGAGTTGAGCGGCATTTTCTTGCCGAACAGGTTGTGGGCTACTTCGAGCAGGCGTTTGATGTCCATGGTCTACCCCCCTAGTTTTCCGCTGCCTTGAGCGGAGTTGGTCATGATGGTAGAAGCCCTGCCACGTCGTGCCATCTGCTCAATCATGGATTGCTTCTTGGCCTGCTCTTGTGCGAGTGGGTCTGGCATGCCTATCACTGGCGTCACAGTGGGGGCAGCGGCGATCTGATCTTTTTTTGGATTGAGTAGGCTGGTCGCCACATTGGTGCCGACACTGGTTGCGACTGCTGTTCCAACCTTGCTGAGCATTGACCCGCCAGCAGATGCTGACGCTGATCCCCCAAGCGTCCCACTTGCCCCGCCAAGCGTTCCAGCAGACCCAGCAACAGCACTTCCAGCAGCCGCCCCGCCTGCCGCTTCTCCACCGGTTGCTGCCATTGCTGCGTAGGCGTCGGCCGACATTCCAGCACCCGCCGAAGCCCCAGCACCTTCGGCAGCCCCAGCTCCTGCTGCGGCACTGCCACCGGCAGCCCCACCGGCACCCATCAGGGCCGACCCACCAAAGTATGTCGCAGCAAGCAGCGCGGCAGTTTCTGCATAGGGTGTGTTCGTCTTGTCAGATATGGCTGCCCCGATTGGGTCCGTCGCATACTTAAAAGCCTGTTCGACTGGTTGTCCCATCATAGATCCTTTGAAGTGTTGAACCCAATCACGCTGAATCCACAGTGCTCATAGAGTTTAGTTGTCCGCTCAATTTCCAGAGCTGTTGTTTGGCAGACCATCACCTTCTTGGCGCCCTTCTCACGCGCCCATTGCTCGAAGTCCACCAGCAATAGTATTGCCGCAGCCGTCCCGCGTGCATACTCCAAAACCCACCAGCCAGCATCCTGGGCCACCAGGTCATCGCAGAAGAATGGCATGAAGACACGGCCAAAGAAGCCTCCTAGAACCTTTCCATCACGCACAGCCAGGCGGAAGTACCGATCACCCACTGTGCGCCCGCAGCATGCCAGCTCACGCACCACCTTCTCATTGTCCAGCGGCATGTCGCTGTAGATAGAATTTCGGTGCATCTCAGCAGCCCCAAGCACCACCTGATCGACATACTCAATCGTGAAGTCCACGATCTGGATCGACCCGTGGCGGCGCTGGATGCGCTCTAGCAGTGCTTGGTCCATCAGGCTAACCTCCTAGCGTATTCCTGCATCAGCTCTTGTGAGATTCCCTGGATTGCGTAAGCCTCTTGCTCACTGCCTGGCCTGCGCTCGTTGATGATGGACTCGCAGTAGTTTTGCCACACGTGCACGGCTTCATGCACCAGCAGGCAGGCGGTTTCGATTGGAGTGCTATTGCTGTCCACGTTCATGCAGACCACGCAAACCGCATCTCCTCCGCCATTCTCCAAATGATGCGTGGATGCTCCGAAACCCGATGGCACCCATTCTCCTGGATACTTGATCTTGCAATGCTTCACCGCTGCAAAGTACTCTTCCTCAGAAAGGCAAAGAGCGAGGTATGGGCCAGGTAATGAAACCCTTCGAGATAGCCAATTTACCTTTGTGCTCATGCTCTCCTCTTTACCGATAGCGGCGTGCGGCCACTGTTCACGATCTGTGGCAGCTTGCGCAGGCCATGCTTGGTTTGCGTTAGGTCCATCCAGTCCATGGCGTTGGTCAGGGCGCGTGGTCCGGCGTACCAGCTCATGGCCACCGCATCGCCGCGGTCGGTGGAACGGCCCAGACGTTTGCAAACCTTCTCCTTGGCTTCGATCTCAATGCCTTGGGGGGTGAGTGCCCAGGTGGGGGCCGTGAGGTCAGCCAGCAGGCGGTTGTCTGGCGGTAGAGCGATGGGGCTGCCACCATGCTGGCCAGGATCCAGCGCCTCGCGCAAGCCCCAGATGGCAGCGCTGCGCTTGTTCTTGAACTTGAGCGCACCGTCACGGCTGCGACGCGATGAACTCTCTGCGCCCTTGTAGCGGTATACCTCAACGCTGTTGCCCACCAGGTGCTCATACATCGGGCCGCCGTAACCGCCACCCATGTCCACCACCACCATGGCATTGTCCTGGCGCCGGGTCACCACCATGCCAGCGCAGTAGGCACCGGCACGCGCGATCGGGATGTCTTTGCCTGCCACCTCGACCAGCGGCGCAAACCAGCCGTCGTGCCTGGGCGCCATGATCATTGGGTCGGTACCGCCGCCACTGGCATCCACGCCGATCGCGCACATGGGCACATTCTTGGGTGGCTTTTCGTTCCAGCGCTCTTGGGCCAGCTGGACCCAGGCCGTGGGGATTGCCTGGTTGACCAGATCCTTGAGCGAACCGGAGAACTTGCCATAGAGCAGCTGGGAGCGCAGGGGCTCAGGCAGCGACTGCAGCTGTGCCCGGTACTCGGGAGTGTTGCGGTGTGGGTTGTCGGCCAGGCTGGCCGGAATGAAGGTGTAAGACTTGGCGGTGTAGGGCTCGCCATCGATCTCGTACACGCCCGGGCCTTCCACCCAGACCATGTGCGCTTCATCGTCCTTGGTTACGTAGGCCGCCCAGCGCAGTTCGCCAGGAGCCGCAGGGTTGATGAACTTCGGGTCAAGCCATGGTGCGAACCACTTCATCAGCCACAGGCCATCCGCTGAGCGTGGCGGGTTGGACCCGATGATCACCCGCGTGCGCTTACCTGGTGCAGCGCGCAGCCATGCAATGATGCTGGCGACTTGGGTCTCAAGGAACTCGCCACCCTCGTCGAAAGCCATGTAATCGCGCTCTCGCCCGGCGTGGTCGTTCCAGTCGTCTGGCATCTGCATGCCTGCCAGCTTGAGGGACTTGCCACCGATCCAACTCCATTCAAGGTCTGAGCCGTTGAAGCTGGCAGCCGCACCAATCAGGGACTTCCCTTCTTTCTCCAGGCCGTCGGTCTGATTGCGCCCTCGGCGGAAGATGATCCCGCTCTCAGCCTCATTTACACCCCACCCAACTTCCAGCATGGTCTTTCCGCCACCGGCCTGGCCACCGTAGAGCATCACCATGGCCTGTGACAGGTAGGCGTCAGTCTGGGGGCCAGGGTTGGGGACGAACTTCAGGCCTGCCGTGAGGTCGTAGGCATCCTGGGAGACAGCATCCTGCTCGGCCTGCGGTAACTTCGCAACCCGTTGGATGATGTCGTCCAGCATGTTCATGCGCTGTTGATCTCCAGCGGTCCGTCCAGCGGGGTGTCGGTACTTACCATCGGCTGGATGGGTTGGGTGAAGGCCTTCGGGAAGCCTTCGGGCCCGGTGTGGTTTCCCTTGTCCACCCAGGTGTCTCCCATGTACTTCAGGTCATCCAAGGCGCCAGCCAGGAAGTGGATGCCCTTCTGGTACTCGGCCAGCGCCTGCTCGGCCTGGACCTTGCGGCCTTCGAGCTCCATGCGGCGCGCGCGCACCTTGCGATAGGAGTGGGTCCACTCGTCCACGGCATACCGGAAGCGTGGGGTGAACAGGTCGGACTCATGGGGAATGCCCACCTCGATGCCACGGGCGCGGGCAATGTAGGTCAGGAAGTGAATTCCGGCGCGCTGCATCTCGTACTCTTCGCCCGCAGCCATGTCCACACCCCAGAAGCCGATGGCGGTGGCGCCCACCTTGATCGCCCGGGCCATCATCCAGAACAGGCTTGAGCTGCAGAACCACCGCTGGGGGTCGAACTCATCCAGGATCTCCTGGGCCGGGTATACCTCAGAGCCGGGCAGCGCATCCACCTTGGCGCCAGTCCAGAGCTTGACGCCACGGCCAGGCAGTGCGGCCAGCCATTGGCAGTACTCAGGGGAGAACCAGGTCTGGCCAGGCTCCCACAGATGCATCTCGAACCACTCATCCACGCGCGGAGCGATGCCATACACGCCGGGTGAGCAGCCCCATATCTTCCACTCGGGGGAGTGATACGGCGCCAGGCGCACGGATGCGGGTGCGGATCCAACAAGGGCGATTTTCAATTGGTACTCCCGCGTGTTGCCTGCATGCCAGATGTGGGTTCGGTCTCGTTGAAGTTCTGGATGCCACGGGCCAGCACAACCACGCATTGGGAGGCACCGACCAGGGCCTGGCCCTTTTCGATGCGGTCCGCGAATTGACGCAGCGCGTCACTCAGTTCAATCATGATGTGCCCTCCTCAGAGCCGAGTTAGTAGGTTGAGAAGCTGATTCCAGGGCTGGCCGGCGTGGTGCAGATCCAGATCGGGCCGTTGCTGGTGCTGGTCGACACGCAGGACAGGCTGGCGCTGTGGCCCACACCTGCCAGGGTCAGCTTGTTGAAGCTTGAGCCGGCCGAGGTCACGATCTGCGCATTGGGGCCGAACTGCACATCGATGCCAAGCGTGGAGCTGGATAGCTGGGTGATCTGCTTGTAGATGCCAGAGACCGGAGCCAGCAGCGTGTGGATGGCGCTGGACAGGCTGGTGCAGCTGAAGTTGCTGAAGCCGTTGGGCGACAGCGATGTGGGCACCGTGCTGGTGATGTTGTCGATCGGCAGGCGCGTGTCCTGCTCACCGACCTCGTAGTCATTGGAATCCATGCCAGCGCGTCGACCGAACATCGACGTGAGCATTTGATTGCGAAGGGATTGGCGGGTAACCGCCGCGATACTGGTGCTTCCGAGTGCCATGGTGGCTCCTTGTGGTTGTGCCTGAGGCCGTCAGGCGACGGATTACTGGCCGAGGCCAGGAGTTGCGTACAGACCAGGCGCAGCAGCACCGGCCGAGGTGACAGCTGACAGCCAGCCGAAGTTAGAACCGGGTACCGACAGCGTGCGCTGGGTACCAGCTGGCAGACACAGGCCCAGGCCTGGCGCGCCGGTAGTGGGCACGGATGCAGCAATGCCGGACGAACCCATGGCCAGGTAGATCGGCACAGTGCTGGGGTTGGACAGGTATAGGCCCTGCTCGCTGCCGGTGCACACCTGGGTGGCTGCCAGGCCTGTGCTGCTGGAGGCGGCGACCAGCTTGGTCAGGCCCACGGGTTGGAATGCGTTGAGTGACATGGTTTACCCCTTGTATGAATTAAGAATTGATGGGGTCTCGCGCGCTTCGGTCTTGGGCGTTTCCTTCTTCTCTGCCTTCTCCTCAGCTGCGGACTCTTCCAAGACGACTTGCATCATGGTGATCTGCAGTCCCACACGGCTTTCCTCGTCTTGGCCTTCACGGGCTGACTGGTTCACGCTGGTGACCTTGGCCACGGCCACGAAGCGGACCTCGCAGCCTACCTGGGGCAGCTGCTTGATGCCAAGCTTGCTCAGTTCATTTCGCTCAAGGCTGATAGCCAATCCCCACGGGTAGTCGGCGATCTGGCCACCGGGGCCGACCGTGTACTCCTTAGCTTCTTCCTTCTTATCGGCCTTGGTGTAGGCCATATCAACGAGTGCGGGCTTGGTGGTCATGTGCTTGTGTCCTATTGCTGGGGGAGTTGCGAACCGGCGCGGGCCAGTCCAAAGGCGATACGGCGGGCGACGTCCATCGGGTTGACTGTTGCCTGGGTTTCAGGCGCTTCGACCATCTGGGCAATGCCGAAGGCCTCGCGCTCCATGGCCACCAGGGTCTTCTGGGTTCCAACCAGCTTATCCAAGATGGCCGATTGATCTTTCAGGGTGCCTATGCAAATGGTGTTCTGTGCCATCTGCTCTAACTGTGGTTTGTCTGGTGTTGGTGCAGGTGGTACAGGCAGGGACTCCAGGTGTTCCAGGAGCCGGTTTGCGATGCGCTTGGAGCGCTGGATGTCGGTGCGGTGTGACAGTCGAACCTGCACGATTGCAGCAGCGCCAGCGTCTACCACCTCTTTTTCTGTAACAGATCGCCGTGCTGTTTCATCGGCTGTTACAACGGAGCGTGTTACAAGATCTTCGGCCTTGGCTTTGATCTTTGCCGATAGGTCACGGGTCCAGCCTTCCTTCTTGGCGCGGCGGGCGATTGCGACGTGATTGGTGTTGGGGTGAGCTGCCGCCAGTTCACGCAGGGATAGGACACCAGCGCGGTACTCGACCTCGATGCGTTCCCAATCTACTGCGGTGTCTGTTACGGTGCTCATGACCCGAATTGGACCCTCCCTAACTCGGTTTGTCTCGTTTAGAGTCTGCCGGTTGGCAATACTGTACAAACGATCATGAAAATAATTCTTGACAAAGCGAACAAAGTACGTATAATTGGCCACATGGAAAGCAAAATCGCTGACCACCGCGCCTCGGGTCAGGGGCTAAGGAAAAGATCATGTACTACGCAGCAGTAAACGCATACTCATCTGAAACATCGGTGGGCTTCGCAAACACATGGGGTGTAATTGGTTTTGCAACAAAATCAGCCCGTGATGAGTATGTTGATGGAGCAAAAGACCGTGCAACCCGCTCGATTACCTCAAAAGAGGTCACAAAATACGGCGGAAAGATTGGCCAAGTTGAATTGTTCCAGCCAATTGACCACAAGGCAGTAGCTGAATATTGGGATAGCCTGTGAACCACCCCAACAGAGGCCCGAAAGGGCCGGCATCTAACCCGCTGCCCGAAGAAATCCGCGCAGCCAGGATGTCCTCAGGGCTTACTCAGACCGGCGCAGCAGCCCTGGTGCACTCCACATGCCGGTCATGGCAGCAGTGGGAGGCTGGTGATCGGCGCATGCACCCGGCAGTGTGGGAGCTATTTGGCATCAAGTCGGCTGGACTGTCTCGGCCACAGAATTGATTTCTGATTCACCCACCCAGAAGTTGTACAGGCGCGCCAGCAATTGATAAGGGCGGTTTGGTCTTGGGCCTCCCCGCAGCTTGGCGATGTAGCCCGGGCTGAAGTCGCAGACAACCTCGATTTTTTGATCCTTCCAGCCCCAGGCATTCAATTCCTCAATGATCTGCTTTACGTCGATCTCAACCGGGATCACGAGAGCATCTCCTGGGTCAGTGGTGTGCCAGCGGTCAGGTATCGGCTTGCTGTCTTGCCTTCCATGTCTACGGCTGGGCTCAGTCCCAAGGCCGGGCGAGCGGTCACCACGTTGACACCCAGGCGCAGGGGTTCCCCGGGTGCCACATCTTTCGACACCCACAGGGACCGGCGCAGCTCAGTGGATTCGTGGGGGCCTGGGCCGTACTTCACACTCCCAATCGCTGCGGCTGCGCGCCGGCACTCCACCACCATCTGCTTGAATTCGTGGGGCTCCATGGAAAACCCGGCATCCGGTCCGCCGTCGGCTCGGCTTAGGGTAAGGTGCTTTTCGATCATCGTGGCGCCCAGGGCAGCGGCGGCACAGGCTACGCCAATTCCCATTGTGTGGTCGGACAAACCCCAGCTAGTGAGTTCCGGCTCTTGGATGGTGCGCAAGTTGGCATCCGATGCGTCAGCCGGGTATGCGCTGGTGCATTTGAGCAGCGTCACATCATTTTGTCCGCCCGAGTAGGCGCATTCCAGCGCATCGCCGATTTCTTGCTCGGTAGCTATCCCCGTGCTCAGTATCATGGGCTTGCCCTTGCTGGCCATGTAGCGGATCAGCGGCAGGTCCACCAGCTCGAAGCTGGCCACCTTGTGCCGGTCAACCCCGAGTTTTTCCAGGAAATCCACCGATTGCCGGTCGAAGGCCGCGCTGAACGGGATCAGGCCGCGCTTTCTGGCATGGTCGAAGATCGGCCGATGCCACTGCCATGGTGTGTAGGCCTCCCGGTACAGGTCAAACAGCTTGCGGCCAGCCCAGGGGCCATGGTCTAGCGTGTAGTCCTTGCTGATGCACATCGAATCAGGTAACCAAGTTTGCAACTTTATCAGATCAGCGCCAGCATCTGCTGCGGCATCCACGATGGCCAGCGCACGGTCTAGGCTGCGTAGGTGGTTCGCTGACATTTCTGCAATGATTTCAAGCGGCATGGTAGGTCACCTGCAAAAAGTTGAATCCAAGCTTCTCGAACAGCCTGCGGCTGGCCTTGTTATGTGGGTTGATGTTGGCCAGCAGCTTGCCTGGGTGCATCTGGCGCAGCGCCTGGATTGCATTGCGGGCGTGCCCGTGTCCCCGGTGTGCCTTCAGGATACCGATTCCAACCTCTCGCGCCTTGGTCAGGTAGATGGCGCCCACGGTCAGGTCTGGGTTGATCGGTTCATCCGTGGCGATCTGGATCAGGTACCAGGCCTTGTAAGGCTTGGACTCCACAAACGCCACATGATCCTTGCGGGTAGGCATACCATTGTGGCTGATATTCTGGTGGGGCTCGCGCTCTTTCAGCAGCTTGTAGAGCACATCAACGGCTTCGGGGTGGGTGTAAACGTCGACCAGACTCATAAACGGACCTCAATTTTTTTGGATTTCAGAAAGCGGGCGGCGCCCTTTGGGGTGTTGTCGGTGAATGCGAACATGGCGCCGGACGCGCAGGCATCGGCACCGGCCTTGAAGGCCTGCAGCATGTGCTCGTAAGTCCCGCACCCTCCGCTGGCGATCACCGGGATGTTCACGGCGGCTGACACTTGGCGAATTAGTTCCAGGTCATAGCCCTGCATCATGCCGTCGCGCTCCTCAGACTGCAGCAGGATTTCCCCGGCTCCAAGCTCCTCGAAGTTGCGCGCTGCATTCACCACGGCTTTGTGGTCAGCGCATGGGCCAACATCAAGCGAGTACACGATGGCCTGTCGCCCAAAGTGCTGGGATGCCGCCGGGATCACGCTGCGTCCGCTCCTTATGCAGACTTTGTCAGCGCCAGCGCGCAGCAGTTGGTTGATGTCCTCCAGGGTGCGCACGCCGCCGCCAACGGTAATCGGAATGAAGCAGCCATCGGACAGCTCGCGCACCAGATCAAGATCCGGTCCCCGGCCCTCCGCCGTGGCACTGATATCCAGGATGCACAGCTCATCCACACCGCGCGCCGCATGGATCCGGGCCGACTGCAGGGCGTGGCCAATACTGCGCCAGCTGTCGAACTTCTGGCCCTTCACCAGGGTTCGGCCGCGAACTAGCATGGTCGGAATTACGCGCTTAGCCAGCATGGATAGACTTATCCGTGAACTGGTCACGCAACTGCTGGAAACGCTCAGGATTCATTCCAATCCGGTCCAGGATCTCATACATCGACACGCCGGCGTATTCCCGGGGCGGCAAGCCGTCGTGCTCTTCCACCCACTGCAAGGCATGATCCCGCTTGATCATCCCGGAGCGCACGTCCACGCTGATCTGCTGGCAGCCTCGGCCAAAGCCATATTTCAGGAACATGAAGTAGTCGTGGATTCCGGTCTGGGCGTTGTCCAGGTTCTCGGCTGCCCACCAGTTGGCCGGGCTTGGCATGGCGCACTTCATCCCGTGCTTGATGGCTACCTTGGAATTGCGCCGGCTATCCCAGGGTAGGTACTGACCAAGGAAATGGGCTTCAATTGGCTTGTTCTGGTTAGTCCGCACCATGTAATCCTGCATGTCGCGATCGGTGATGCCTTCCATGCCAACGAAGTCACTCGGTCGAAGGCCAAGGAAACCTCCGAACTCGCTGCGCCACCGCATGGTCAACTGTTTGGCTTCCTCGCTGCCCAGTGGCCCACCGTACTGGTCCTGCGGGTTCTCACCATAAAAAATTAGGTTGATGCCCATGTCCAGCGCCGCATTGAACGGAGTGGAGAAAATGGCCGCGTGCTCTGGCCAACTGATGTCGCCCACCAGCTCCAGGCCCAAACGGTTCAGCTTGGCGCGCACCGTCATGTTGGGCACCACCTCGATAGTTCGGGCGTAGCGCGCTAGGTTGTCGATGTTCTGGCGGCCAATGGTTGTCAGGTGACAGGTCCTGGCGGTCACCACCGTGACATCAGCTCCCAGAGCCAGCAGGGTCAGGACTTGCGCCGTTGAATCTTTTCCACCTGAGCTCGGAACGATACACCGGCCATCATGCCAGTCAAGCAGCGCCAGCAGCTCGGCCTTGCGTGCGTCCCAGTCGATTTGTGGGCGCTTGGAATAGCTCAGGCAGGCTGAGCAAACGCCATCCACAAAGGGTGTGTCTGGGCGAGTGTTCAACATCGCGCATTTTCTGCAGCGCAGTAGGCTCATGATGCAGCCTTTTCAAACAGCCATGCTGTGCAAGCGTCAAACCCATCGGCATTGGGAACCTCGACCAGCAGCTTGAGCCCAAGCGCCCGGTACAACTTGCCATAGGGCCGCTTCCAAAGCTTACCGGTGTGACCTCGGTATTCGACCTCTTCAGTTTCATCGGCCTCATACTCCACAGCCAGAACATACTTCGAGCTGGTGGCGATGATGGCGCGCATGGTAGCTTCCAAGTCCTCTGGCGCCACGTGGATCAGCACGCCAGCGGTAAACACCAGGTCGATGCTGCCCGGGTCGAACAGGCCTGCGATGCTCACGGCGCTGGTGCACTTCGCCTCGAAGCCTTGCTGGCGGGCCTCTTCCACTGCGGCGGCGTTCACATCCACACCGTACAGCTCGATGGATGAGTCCACCGACTGGATGGCCGCCAGATTGTGGGCTCGGTTACAGCCAACTTCAAGCGCATTGGCTGGCGTGCAGTACTCCACCACGCTCTGCCAGAACGGCACACGATCTTGCCAGTTCACTTGGTTCCTAGCTAGGTACTCATTGCCGAAAGAACCGGACCAAAATTCTTCAGTCTTCATGTCTACTAACTCCTTGTTAATAATTGCTGGGTTTTTCGCT